ACCCGGAGGAGTATCAATTCGAGATTGTCCTGTCCGATCTGGCCTCCGTGCCGTCGGATGTGGGCGGGATTGAGGCCGCTGTCAACGAGATTAAGCCTGCGCACCTGGATTACTGGTTCACCTACGAGCTGGCCCAGCTCCTGGCCGCCCTGCGGATGGGCGGCGGGCTCTGGAGCATTCAGGCGGTCACGCTGCCGCCCATGGAGGAGGAATAGCATGTACGGATTTATCATTACCACCGCCGGCGAGGGCCTGCTGGCCCGGGCGTCGGCGGGGGAGGGGCTGACGCTCACCGAGGTGTGGGTGGGCAAGGGCGCGGTGGAGAGCGCCGGGGCCGCCAAGGCCCTCACCGCCCTGCTCGATCCGGTGGCCAAGGCCACCAGCACCACGCCCGCGGTGGCCGGCGGGCAGATCTCCATGCTGGTGGAGTACCGCAACGACATGGGTGGCGGGCTGGAGGAGGGCTTCACGCTCTCCGAGTTCGGCGTCATGGCCAAGGTGGGCGACGACGCGCCCACCCTGCTCTACTACGCCGCCCTGGGCGACCGGGCCCAGCCGGTGCCGCCCATCGCCGAGGGCCTGGACGTACACCGCTTCCCCGTGGCCATCGGCGTCACCGGAGAGGTGGAGGTCTCGCTGGAGTATCCGGCGGGCGTCTGGGTAACCCACGAGGAGCTGGAGGAGGCGCTGGCGGGCATCGACCTGTCCGGATATATCAAGGCCACCGAGAAGGGCAAGCCGGGCGGTGTGGCCACGCTGGGAGAGGACGGCAAGGTGCCCGCCGGGCAGCTCCCAAAGATGGACTATGACCCGGCGGGCAGCGCGGAGGCGGTGCAGCAGGCCCTGACTGCCCACACCGGGAACAAGAACAACCCCCACGCCGTCACGGCGGAGCAGGTGGGGGCTCTTGCAAGTTCCGGTGGAGTCATGTCCGGTGCAATTAGCATGAGTGGTCACAAGATAGCCAATCTGGCCGCTCCTACTGACCTAACAGACGCCGCCCACAAGAGCTATGTGGACGAGCATGTTGACCAGACTCTCAAACAGAAGCTTGGCTATAAACTGATAAAGGAATACACATCACCAGGGAGCTACACCCATACGTTCGACCGCAAATATACAGATGTTTTTGTGGTTGTGGTTGGTGCTGGAGGAGGCGGAGGTTCGAGTGGAGAGCGCGGTGGAGGTGGCGGCGGGGGTGGGGCCGTAGCGTGTTTCCATGTTTTGGATAGCAGTACAATTCAAAACAATAATATTGTTGTTGGAACTGGTGGAGCTGGTGCAGTCTCTTCTTGGGGACCGTCCGTCACTAATAATGGCTCCGCTGGTGGGAGCAGTAGCGCTTTTGGTATTACCGTACCTGGTGGCAGTGGTGGAAGAGCCAATCTTGGTGGCATGGGTGGTGGCTACGCCCCCAATGAGATTGTTCCTGGTTGGCTCATGATAGGTGGTAGTGGTGGTAGCCATAATAACAATGGCGATGGCGATGGCAATGCTGGGCCTATTATTTCTATTGTTGGGTTTAAACCTTTCGGTGGCGGAGGTGGCGGAGGGGGCAATCCTAGTCTTAATGATCCGCCAACTCCCGGCGGAAATGGCGGTGACGGTGGAGCCGGTAATGGTGGCGCTGGAGCTACCGGCCAGAGCAATGCAATAATGGGTAAAAACGGTACCCGCGGTGGTGGCGGAGGAGGTGGTGGAGCGGGATGGACTTTTCGTTCCAGCGAGTATAAGCCCAGCGGCATAGGTGGCAAAGGCGGCGATGGATATGTGGCGATTTACGGTAGGGAGTGATTTTAATGAAAACAGTCTATTTAAATGAGGATAACACTGTCCGCGAAATCATCCCGGAGTATGCACTCCCGCCAGAGAAGTGGTATAGCGAGGCATTTGCACGACGCTGTGTAGAGGTACAGGACAATGTGGAGCAGGGGTGGCGCTACAATCCCGAAACAGGACAGGCCGCCCCGGACACAAGACCGTCGGGGCCGGAATCGCCCTCGGCAGAGGACATCACTCTGGACATGCTGGCCGAGCACGAGGCGCGGCTGTGCATGCTGGAACTCACCGCTGCTCATTGACCGGGGCCGCACCGACGGCCTCCAGGACAAGATGGATGTCTACCTGGCCGCCGACCGGCTCACCCCGGAGGAGTACCAGGAGCTGGCCGGGCTGCTTGCCCCAGAACAGTAATCAACAGCGGGATCGCTGGATAAAAGAAAGGAAGTCTATTATGAAAAACATCAACTGGAACGAACTCACCCCCGCCTGCTACGCGATCGCCAACGCCAACGATGTAGATGTGGGTGTAGGCGGCAGCATGGTACATAACAACATCCGCCACGGCAGGGCGGTGGACATCGGCGCGGAAAATCTGCCCGCGGCCTTCCGGCCTGACTGGGCAGCCCTGGGCGACGGCGTAGATCTGGCCGCGGAAAACGACGAATTTAACGCCTGGATCAGAAAGCGCCAGGGTAACGTCAAGGCCCTGGCCGCCCTGTGGAATGCAAAGGACTATCAGGGCATGATTGAGCTGATGGAGAACGCCGCCGACCCCGGCCCCATCAACGGCGAGAAGCCCAGCGACCATGAGTAAGTACATAGCGGTCATCACCAGGGCGGACATCACCCGCGCCGCCCTGGTGGAGGCCGGGGGGCGGTCTATGGAGCAGGTCAAGGCCGCCTGCGGGTGCCAGTACATTCTCAATTCCTGGTTTTACGACACGATCACGGGCCGCCCGGTGGGCAATCTCAAGATCGACGGCACAGTCAAAGCGGCCGCCGGCTGGAACGGCTGGGGGCTGACCTGGGACAAGGGCGCCGACATCCGCCTGGACATCTTACCCGACAACGGCGGGGCTTCCTACCTCAGCGGCGTGGAGCTGCTGACGCCCACCAGGGGGCCGGGTAAGGCCCTCAGCTACTCCCCGGAGTACGGGGGCACACGGGGGCGCTCCGCCGCTCTCCTGGCCGGGGCGCGGGTGATCCTGTATTGCTCCGGCGACGGCACCCGCGACGCCAAGACCCCCGAGGCGTTGCGGGACGAACTGGTGAGCATCGGCTGCCGGTACGACCAGGCGGCCAACCTGCGGGCCTTGGGCCTCGACGCAGGCAGCTCCTCCAACTGCGACTTTGGGGACGGCCAGCGCATCAGCAACGGTAAGCGGGTCAAGGGCTATCTGTGTATCTGGACGACGGAGGGCGGCCAGGAGCCGCCGGACAAGGAGGAGAGTATGGGCAAGTACAAAGTGACGCCCAGCATCGGCGTCAACATCCGCAGCGGCCCCGGCACCAGCTACGGCAAGGTGGGGGCGTACCCCTGCGGGGCCGTGGTGGACGTTCTGGAGGAGCGGGACGGCTGGGGCAGGACGGATAAGGGCTGGGTGTCTCTGGCCTATCTGGAGACCGTGGAGGGCCCTCAGAGGGCCACAGACAACGGCATTGCCATCCAGACGCACCTTATCGCCCCAGGGGCGGATAATCGGCCCGGAGGCAGCAATCCCTGCAAGTACATCACCATCCATGAGACCGGCAACACGGCTAAGGGCGCCGACGCCGCGGCCCATGCCGCCTATCTGGACAGCGACGCCGGGGAGCGCGATATGGTGAGCTGGCACTACACTGTGGACGACCACGCCATTGTCCAGCACCTGCCCGATTATGAGACGGCGTATCATGCTGGGGACGGCAAGAGCGGGCCGGGCAATGCCACCAGCATCGGCGTCGAGATCTGCGTCAACGCGGGAGGGGACTTCGAGGCGGCCAAGGCCAACGCGGCCGCGCTGGTGAGGCTGCTCATGGAGGAGCACGGCATCCACATCGACCACGTGGTGCAGCACAACCACTGGAACGGCAAGGACTGCCCCAAGACCATCCGGGCCACCCCCGGAGCCTGGGAGGCGTTCCTGGCCCTCTGCCGGGGTGAGTCGACCGGTGTGTCCGAACTGGATGCCGCCGTGGACAAGCTGGCTGCCGCTGGGCTTATCGACAGCCCTGATTACTGGAAGGGCGGGGACTACTCCGCCGAGAATGTGCAGGCACTCATCATCAAGTGGGCGGCCTCGCGTTGAGAAAGGAAGGTACATGACATGATCAACTGGAAAGTCAGACTGAAGAGCCCCGCGTTCTGGACGGGGCTCATCGGCGTGCTCGGCGCGTTTGCGGTGGGTATGGCACAGCTTTTTGGTGTGGACATCACCGCCGAAGCCGGAAGCTGGCAGCAGGCGCTCACCGCCCTGGTCACCGCCGTATTTGGTGTGCTGGCCCTGGTGGGTGTTACCACCGACCCAACCACTAAAGGGCTGGGGGACAGCGCACAGGCCCTCACCTACCACAAGCCAAAGGACGACAGGGAGGGCTGAGTATGCCCGAAAACGATTGCCCTATCAATGGGGTAAATTGTGTGTCCATCGCCCGCGTGGAGGCACTGGAGCGGGCGTTAGAGGCACAGAAGCAGCATAGCTCACTTGCGCGCGAAAAAATCTATGACCGGCTGGGTGAGCTGGAGCGCGGTATGGCCACGGTTACCACACAGTACGGCAATATCATCGACCGGCTGTCCTCAATGTCGGCGGACCTGAACGCCCTGAAAGAGAAGCCGTCCAAGCGGTGGGAGACGGTCGTGGCGGCTATCATTACGGGCGCGATAGGGTATCTTCTGGCTAGTATCGGGATCAGGATCGGGTGATTTCGCACACTGGACGGTGCGGAGGACAAGCTGG